AATCCTGCCAGACATGAACTTGAAGTAAAGTCAGGTTATGATACGAAACACGCATCACACCTAGTTCGTTTAATGAAAATGGGATTGGAAATCTTAAATGAACATAAGGTTTATGTCAAACGTCCTGACTGGAAAGAAATTCTTGCCATCAAGAACGGCGAATGGTCTTATGACCAAGTTATTCAGTTTGCTAAAGACGCACAGGTAAAATTGGATGAAGCATATAAGACGACGACGCTTCCAAAGAATGTGAACTATGAGAAGGTAAATGAACTTTATCATAGAATCTACGAAGGATACCACTCTAAATAAAATAAGCCCTTTTTTTCCATTTATGAATAATAAATTTATTGTAATTTTACAATGTGATTTACATCCTACGTATAAGGGTATAAAAATTCCAACATCTAAAGAATGTGAATGTTTGTGTGAGACAATTTATCTGTATAACAAACATATTCCGAACGTAAATTATCGTCAAATAAAACGGTCAAAAGGAAGAATATTCCACAGATATATAATTTGATTTATGAACGATTTAATGTTCAACGAGGTTCCGGTTGTCGAAGGTAAACAATTTTACAAATTTGGTGATTGGAAATTGTATGCCATACACGATGAAAATAACATCAAAGGTTTCTTTGGAGACTTCAAATGGCTTTCAAATTTTCATCCGTGTCCTGTATTCTATGAAAGATTGTTATATCCATCATCTGAAAACGCTTATCAAGCCGCAAAGTTAGATACAGACTATCGTCAACATCTACAGCAGTGTACGCCAGAAAAATCAAAGAGAGAATGGAAGAAACATCCATTGTTAGACGTATCTCCTGAAGATTGGGATTCCAGAAAATATGATGTTATGTCTGTAATTCTATTTGATAAGTTTTACAGAAATAAACCTTTACGTCAAAAACTTATTGAAACGGGTGATAAATTTCTCGAAGAAAAGAATCACTGGTCGGATGTTTTTTGGGGAGTCGATATTAAAAAAGGTGGAGAAAACAATCTCGGTAAAATATTAATGAAACTAAGAACTTATTGGAAATAATATAAATAAAGATACAACACGTATTATTTTGGTTCCGGAATTAAAATATTTATTAAATGATTTAGTTATATTTATAGGGGATGAAAAAAGACATAATTCAATTAGAAAAGGAGTTTAGAAAGAATTATACTCACGATGCGTTGAGATTTAAAATAAAATATTTGCTTTCACAACTTTATAAAGATAAAGATATACTCGATGAGATTCAAAAAATAAAAGATAGACTCATTAAACAAAAAAGAGAATATTTACGTAATTTTCCTGATGAAGCAAATAGAATCGAACAAAAAATTCACGATATGTCTTATGAAGAATTTCTTACTTTAGAAAATCTATATCTAATAGCTAGAGGAAGAAGTGGACATACTATGAAAGGTGTTCATTCTGTTTCTATAGAAAGAATAATTAAATTAAAATATCCAAAAATAGTCGAATTGCTAGAACTCTCAAGATTAAAAACAAATCTTTATGTAATATTTGTATTTGATAAATTTAAAGAATTAGGTATAGATTCTGAATTATCACTTATAATAACCGACCCACAGATTTCTTATAATGATTATCTTGCTGATTATTTTGATTCCATAAACGAAAAAAATCCGTCAATGGCGCAGTGGATTGTTAAACACTGGAAAGATATTCATAATAAAACAAAGTAAAACGTTTGACTGCCATACGTCGATTAATTATGACTAACAAACATCTTATTAGAAATTGGAGAAGTATTGGAATTCAGTTTAAATCCACAAAAGAGATTTCAACTTTATCAGATTTATTTCTTGTATGCGTTGGCGAAAGTGAAATTGATGTTGGCGGAACAAAAGAATTGGTTGTAGGATTTTTCCAAGGTTATGATGAAAAAGGAAGTCCTGCAGTATTCTTTCAATCTGATACAAGGGATAGATGTTGGACGTTTGGGTATGATACAAAAAACGAAACTCATATCAAAAGTAATATTGGGACGTTCATAACCGAATTGCCAGAACGAAAAAAGAAAAAGAAGAATAAAAAAATGGAGTTGACAGATGATATACATGATGTATAATAACATCATGCAAACATTTTTACCATATGCCGGATTTGACCACTCTGCAATCATTCTTGATGATTCTCGTTTGAGAAAACAACAAACAGAAGCAGAACAAATACTCAAAGTTCTTCAAAACCCGATGGCAAAAGGGTGGGCAAACCATCCAGCAGTTTTACAATGGAAAGGTTATGAAGATTCTTTGCGTGGATATATATTTGCCATTTCAAACGAATGTATTCGACGTGGTTTTAAAGGTAGAACGATTCAACCGCCTGTGATTGGAACGAACCCTCCCTGGCTTGGTAGAGAAGAAATTCACGCAAGTCATCGTTCTCGATTAATGTTCAAAGGTAGAGTTGATGCCGTCTGTTCCGTTCTTAAAAAACATTTAAAAGTCAGAAGCATCGTAGATTGGCTTGTAAAAAATGGTTATCCAATAAAGAATACATTTAAATCTGATGATATTACTCGACTTGAAAGTTTTGCCTTGGGTCAGGGACTTACTATTCCGACAAACTTTTATGCTCAATTTAAATGGAATGAGCCGGATAATATTCCGTATGTTTGGCCTGTAAAAAAGAAGACGGACGACAATTAAGCCGTCCGTCTTCCGCCCATCCCTGAACTTAAATATTGTTTAATTACATCATTGGTTCTTCTTCCTCTTCTTGTGCGACCTCACCGACCACAGGAGCAGGAGACGACGCCGTTTGTTGAGGAATTGTTCCAGCTGCAATTTCATCCAATGAAGAAATTTCAAAGTATCTTTCCATCTTACGGCCCATATCTTCATATAGAGCATTCAATTGCTGAAGTCCGCCGTAACATTCTCTTGAAAGTTTTGAAAAATCTTTGGTAATCTTCTTCACATCATTGAAATCTCTCTTAACAGTTTCGGCTTGAAAGTAGTCGCCGGATTCTGTCATAGCATACGATTCAGCCATCTGACCAATCTCAGCCAATGTCTTTGACATTTCCATGAGAGCAGTTTCACAACGCAAGACCTTACCATATTCATTAAATTTACGAACCTTCTCCATCAAATCTTTCTTTTGTTGTGGAGATAGTTTTTGTTGGTCGTTACCAAACTTTGCCCCTCCATCAGCCGGAATCTTTCCGAGATTTTCGACGATTTGTTTAAGGCTAAATTGTTTTACTTCGAGATTGTCTGTGAATTTACTCATATAGGTTATAAATAGGTTTGAATTTATGAAATACTCTTAAATTGTTTGTCTTCTGAATTGTATCTCCAGAACTTTTTTGGTTTAAGAATTTCAATGATTTTTTGCTGTCTTACCAAATCTTTTTCTTTTTGACCCAATCGTTTATGGTATTTTGTATCATATTCCATTACAACTTGATGATTTGGGTCATATCCGTCAATATAAAATAAATCTAAATCTGTATGAACTTGATAATTTGGGATAAAATTAAATCCTAATTTATTCCATTTTTCTAAGAATTCTAATTGACCTTTATCAGTTTTACGGCCTAAATATTTTGTTTCGGCCATAGCAATTAAATGTTTCTTTCTAATTTCTGGTTTATTTAATGCTAATTTTGTTGTTTCAGAAGTTTTCTTTCTTGCTTCTGGATTAAGATATCTTTCTTTTTGAATATTTGAATTTTTTATATTCTCTTCAATGGAATGTCTTTTTCCATACATATGATTTTTTTCACCCTTTTGAGCATTAGAGATTTTCTGTTTGGCTTCTTCTGTATGCTTGTGTAATTTACTAACACAAGACCTGCATTTTCTGTTTTCTCTCATGGATAGATTTAATTTACTTTTTTGAGTATAACTCAATTCCTTTCCACATTTAGGACAATTTCTTTTATATTGTTCATTTTCTATCTTCATATGGGGTATTATCAAATTTTTGTTTATAATTAGCAAAAAATTCTTCAAGTTCTTTGAATTTAGGAAATTTGTGTTTTTGTTTATTATCATTATCTTCTATAATAAAACCTTCACCTTTTTTATGACTAATTCTTATTGCCGGTTTCTTTAAGGCATAATAATAAATCCCATCGTTTTTAAATCCCATATCTTCAAGATACATGGCGTCAGTCGCTCGCCAATTATCAACAGGAGTCAACCCCTCTTCATTTTCAGTATGAAGAGTGTGTAATAATTCCATTAACTTAATCATATTATAAATCTAGTTTTTTAAGGAAATCAACTAATACAGATGCACCTTTGATATCATCTTTAAATAGAACCGACTTGGTTACTATGATATCATCTTTTTCAGATTCTTCTTGTTTTGCTGGTTGTTGGTCAGTTGCTGGTGGAGTAGGAGCTCCAGGAGGAAGTTCTCCTTGAGGCATATCCGTTGGACTGACTGCGTTCATTCCGCCTTGTTGGTCATCTGCGGTCTTTTCTTCGTCCGGTGTAGGGCGTTCCTGTTTTTGAAAAGCAGTAAAAGAAAACTGTCCACTATCCTTCATTTTTTTAATTACGGTTGTATGACTTATACCAAATGTGTCAGTTGTGTTATACCAAATTTCAGTTCTTGCAACAGTAGTAGGTTGTTTTTCTTTAAAATTGTTTAATGCTTCTGTTTCTTTTGTAGATAATGGTTGGCCAATATATGGTTTAATATATGTTGCCCATTCAGCTTTTACATGAAATGTATTTGATACTGGGTCTTGTGAAGATTGTTCTATATCTTCATTCTCATTTAAATACATCGGTTCAACAATGTCTTTTAAAACTGATAGAATTGCCTTTTTAGTTTTAAACTCAGATTCACATTTAATGAAATCATCAATATCCTTCTCGCTCATAGAGCCGGCAACTTTTTTAAGATGTTCCGGAGCATTAGGATTGTGTTTGGCGCCTTTGACGGCCTGAAAAAATCTTTTTTGTTTCTCGCTGTGAGCAGGCATAATAGTTAAAATTTATATTGTTTTATACTTACAGTAATAAATATCATTAAAATTTTTATATGTTTACAAAATCTGCCACTACTTATTATCAGAAATGCAGCAATCTTTTGCCGCCACGTTAAATAAACGTAAACTTCATTGAGCTTCTAATAAGCCCAGAAACACAAAAACCAAAAATATGATTAATAGCGAACTATTGAAAGAAGCGATTGCAGATGCAAAGGCAGTAAGGGCAACTTCCCTCGCCAATGCTAAAGCCGCTCTCGAAGAAGCCTTCGCTCCTCGTTTTGAAGCAATGTTTGCTGATAAACTTAAAGAGGAAGCGCAAGAAGAAGAAGAAGGAGAAATGAACGAAGTTGAGGCCCCAAACCAGGTTTCTGGTAAAGGCGGAGAAGCAAAAGGCCCATCAACCAAAGCCGTTTCCAAAGGTAATCCTAAGCAGCCAAAAGGCGGCGCAGGTGACGTAGATTTTAAAGCCGTTCAAGCCGGATTAGGCCCAAAGGGTGTTCCAAAACTCGGTAAGAAAGTTAACGAAACTGCCGAAGAGGAAGAAGAAGGAACAATGAATGAAGCAGGACTTACATCCGAAGATTTGGATGAAATTATTAAAGAATTGGAAAATGAAGTTGCCGATGAAGAACAAGGACAACCAGAAGACCCAACTCAAATGCAAGCTGCTCCAGCCCCAGAAGGTGGAGAAGAAGGCGGCGAACAAGGTTTTCCTCCAGCTCCAGCCCCAGAAGGCGGAGAAGAAGGTTCGCCAGAAGTTGATATCAATGCAGACCCAGAAGCAGGTGGAGAAGTTGATATTAATCTCGGCGACGAAGAAGGCGGAGAAGAAGGTGTCGAACAACAAGTTCCACAAGGTATGAATGCAGGTGGATTCCCAGGTGCCGAACAAGGTGGAGAAGAAGGTGGCGAACAAGGTTTTCCTCCAGCTCCAGTTCAACAAACTCCAGATGAAGATGAAAACATCAATCTTGAAGAATTGTTAGCCGCTCTTAACGAAGAGTCTGAAGAAGAGGAAGAGGAAGGAAAAGTATCTGAAGGTAAACTTCCGCCTTGGTTGAAAAAAGATGGTAAGAAAGACAAAGATGAGGAAGAAGAAAAAGACGTAGACGAATCCGTTAAAACTGGATATTCCGCAAGCGACAAAAATGGTACGCATAAATCCGGTGGTGTAAAAGGATATCCTACTGCTCCTCAAGATGCTTCTAAACATCAAATCAAGGGAAAGAATCATAATATCAGTGGTAACGGAAACATTGGAACAGGTGCCGTCGGTGGCAAGCCTGTGGCAGAACAATACAAGGTAGCTTTGAAAGAAGCATACTCTACTATTGAGTTCCTCCGTGGACAAATTAATGAAGTCAATCTGTTGAATGCTAAACTACTCTATACGAACAAGTTGTTTAAAGAATTCGCAGGTGTTTTGGACGACCCATATCGTATGAAGATTGTCGAATCATTTGACTTAACAAAGAATGTTCGTGAAGTTAAACTGGCCTATGCCTTATTGGCAGAGTCTCTTAATTTCGGTACGCAAGTAACGAAATCCCGTAATGCTCAATCTGTAAAGACTGTAGCAACAAAGGGATACGCGAAACAGATTACCGAAGGATTCGCATCAAAGCCGGTATCATCTACGAAACCAAGTCAGTTAATTACTGAAGGCAACGAGATGGCTCTAAGATTCAAGAAGCTCGCTGGAATTAAAGAGACACCGAAGACTGCTTCTACAAAGAAGTAATCGAGTGAGCAAAAAACAAAAAAAATAAATAAATAAAAGAGAAAAATATGGAAAATATAAAGTCATTATTGACAAATACTCTAAATCCTCAAGCTCGTTTGATGCAAGAAACCCGTGGTCTTGTGACCAAATGGGATAAGACAGGTCTACTTGAAGGCATTAAGAGTGATATCGAGAAGTCCAACATGTCTATCTTGCTCGAAAATCAAGCTAAACAATTGATTGAAGAAGCAACAGCAACAGGAACTTCCGCAAACTCAGAACAATGGGCCGGCGTAGCTCTCCCACTCGTTCGTCGTGTATTCGCCGAATTCGCAGCTAAGGAATTCGTATCAGTACAACCTATGAACCTTCCTTCTGGTTTGGTATTTTACTTGGATTTCAAGTATGGTACTGCCCAAGGTGGAGCTCCAGCAGACCAATCCGGTTCATATTATCAATCATTGTTCGGTGGAACAGGAATCAAACTCGGTTCAACAGATTCCGCAGTTGGTGGTCTTTATGGCGCAGGCCGTTTTGGTTACACATTGAATGATAAAACGGCAACGGTTTCCGCATCTGCCGCAACATCAACAATGGAAGACATTAACTGGTTGAATAACTACTACACACAAACCGGAGCATCAGGTTCCGTTCAAAGCGCTGTGAACAGTGTTTCCGCCTCATTGGCTGCCGGTCAGTTGATTACACTTACTACCACAAACTTCCAATCGGTATCTACCGCTCTCGGTAATCCTTTTGATGCTTTGGCAGTTCGTTCATTCGTTCCATACAGAATTGCAACAACTGGTTCAGTTATTGCTGCCGCACCAACATACTTCCCATCGTTTACGAAGTTTGTTGCTTCAACCGGCGAAGTTCAGTTCGTCATTTCAGCTTCCGCTCTTCCAAGTGGTTCAACTGGATTGAACATTGTTTACAACGCACAACCTTCCCCATCAGACCGTGGTGATTTCGAAGATAACGTTAATAACAGCAACGGCGGCGCAGGATTCGACAACGGTTTCGTGAATCCAACTGGTAAGTCAACAACTGATACGGGTCTTAACAAAGACATCGGTATTCCAGAAGTTAACCTCCAATTGAACAGCGAGCCAATCGTGGCTAAGACACGTAAGTTGAAAGCAGTTTGGACACCTGAACTTGCTCAAGACTTGAATGCTTACCACAGCATTGATGCAGAAGCAGAATTGACCGCCCTTCTTTCCGAATACGTTTCTATGGAAATTGATTTGGAAATCTTGGACATGTTGATTACATCCGCACCAGCAATCAATACTGAACGTTGGAGCGCAGCCTTGAATACCGAAATCGTTCCAAGTGGAACAGGCTATGCCAAGGTAACTCAGACCGTCGCAGGAACAGGTGGATACTACACCAAGGCAACTTGGTATCAGACTCTTGGTAACAAGATTCAGAAGGTATCTAACAGAATTCATCAATTGACCCTTCGTGGTGGCGCCAACTTTATGGTTGTCTCCCCAACAGTGTCAACTATCTTGGAATCTATCCCAGGATTCGTTGTAAATACTGACGGTGACCAGGCCAAATTTGCCATGGGCGTAAGCCGTGTTGGTAGTTTCGCAAGTCGCTTCCAAGTTTACAAAAACCCATATATGACCGATAACGTCATCTTGTTGGGCTTCCGTGGAAATAACTTCCTCGAAACAGGCGCAGTATATGCTCCTTACATCCCACTCGTTCAAACACCATTGGTGTATGACCCAGTGAACTTCACGCCAAGACGTGGTGTTATGACCCGTTACGCGAAGAAAATTGTAAGGCCAGAGTTTTATGGCAAGGTACTTATTGCCGATTTGGACACAGTATAATCTAAACCTAAACGACTTATAACAAAAAGAGCCACAGAAATGTGGCTCTTTCTTTTTGCGTTTGTTTAACTAATAAATTGTTAAAAATTTTCTTGACTTTTCCATAAAATTCGATATAATTATTTTTATTATGAAAAGTGGAATATATAAAATTACAAATTTAGTTAATGATAAATTTTACATTGGAAGTTCAAAAGATATAGATTTGCGTTGGGATGACCATAAACAATATCTTCGTGGTGGATATCATATAAATCCAAAACTTCAAAATGCGTGGAACAAATATGGAGAAGACAAATTCATATTTGAAGTTATCGAAGAAACCGACCAAAAACAGGAAATTCTTTTTGAACGTGAAAACCATTATCTTTCTACATTAAAGTCATACAAAAGAGAAATAGGGTATAACATATGTCCAAAAGCAGAAGGAGGCGATAATATAACTTATAATCCAAATCGTGATAAATTTATAGAAAAAATGCGATTAATAAATTTAGGTGAATTGAATCCTATGTTCGGTAAAAAACATACCGAAAATACAGTTGGTAAAATGAAAACTAAATCCATAGGCCGTTACACCTTAGATTGGTTCATTGCAAAATACGGAACGGAAGAAGGTTTGAACGAATTTAAAAAACGTAATGAAATGTTAAAAAATCGAAAAATTAACTATTCATATGATAACGGTATGAAAGGTAAAAAACGGGGCCCAATGAGTGATGAAATAAAGAAAAGAATATCAGAAAGAAAACATCATCTCAATAAAATTCGCAAAAAATTACATAAAGACATACTCGTCGGAATATATACTATTCCACAATTAGAATCAAAATACGGAACTTCTAAAGCCACTATTCTAAGAGAACGAAGAAAACTAATGAAATGACCTAATTGTTGGATATTTATATCCATGATTAAGTTGAAGTCGTTAATAGAATTAAAATTCATACCACCAAGTCAACCAGAAAGTCGAGAAGGTTCATTTTGGTGGATGAGTCCGGAAGGAAAATTTTATAGCGTTGAAGGTCAGTCTCATGTAGATTGGGCAAGAAACTATCTTATTAACAGTCTCAAGTTATCTCCGTTAGATGTAGATAAATGGAAAACTGATAAACATGGTAACTCGCCATATTATCAATTATTAAACTTGGGCTGGGCAAGAATTGGAATTTATAAGGATGGAGATGAGAAAGTAATTGATTATGATTATGAAAAAGGGCGCCAAATTTCGAATCACTTATTAAAACAAATAAAAGATTTGGGAATTGAAAAAGGAGCAACAGGAGTTAAAAGAGATAGAGATACACGAACACTTCCAATCTATGAAAACTTTGGGCAAGGAAACAAATTTATGGCATTAGAGACAATTAAAAAATCAAACCTTAAAAAAATAATCAAGGAGATTATAAAGTTACATAAATCGATGAATGAATCTCGGTATGATGTAGATGATGACTCGCATGATTATAATGATGTATATGGTGGTTGGTTGGACCCAGATGGAAAATTTCACGCAGTCGGTTATGAAGAACATATAGCATATGCTGAGAAGGTATTAGATAAATTAGGAAATCACGACCCTGGCGATGCTTATAATGAACTTTATAAATTAGGGTTTATGAGACTGGTTTTTGGTGATGATGTAATTTATTTTAGATATAAAGGATGGAATCAAAATTTAGATTTTCCAAATCAAAAAAGGATGAAAGCATTAAAAGATTTGGCAATAGAAAAAAGAATCACCAAAATAATTGATTGTGAAACAAGTAAACAAATAACCGATTTTGAAGAATCCGTTTTAAAAGAACAAACTACAGTAGGAATGAAATTTTGGTGGATGGATACGAATTATAAATTACATCCTGTGTCATTTGAAGAACATAGATATTGGGCTGAAAAATATCTAAAAAATATGGGATACGCACCTACTAAAGACATATATAGAATGATGTTTCGTCTCGGATTCGTTAGAGTTGTTAAATACAATTATCAAGGAGAAATGACGTTAAGTTTTCAGTATAGTACAGAAAGAGCGTTAAGTTCAAGACAATTAAAAGAATTGAGAGATTTGGCAATTGAGGAACATTGTGATTATCTTCAAGATGAAAACACAAATAAAGAAACCTCACTCTCAAAAGATTTAGAAGAAAATATTTCAGAAGATATGTCGTATACCGACCTTCTTAAATTGACCACACCAGAACGAAAAGACCGTGCGGCAAACGTTACCGCACGTTCTCTTCCTGTGAGTGTTGAAGAAGGCAAGGAACAATGGAATTTTAGATATAAATCAAACCCACAGACAACTGTGACGGACAAACCGTTTAGAGGGTCAATAACATTCTTAAAGGGTAACGTCGGACAAAGAAGTGATGCCATGAAAATGAAGTGTAAAGTAGATTGTGAATGTCCAGATTTCATGTATCGGTTTGCTTATAACGATGCAGCAAAAAACGCAAGTCAAGTTGGACCTGATAGTTTAAACGGAGCAGCTAATAGAAAACCAAAACCGGCATATGACTATGGTGAAGGACTTTGTAAACATTTGGTAGCATTGGGTAGATTCTTAAAAACTAAAATATCTTCAACTCGAAAAAGTAATTTGTTTGAAGCGATAGATGATGTAGCAAAACAAGGGCCATTTAACGTCACATATTACGATTAACATCATCTTTTTGATGGAATTTCCGTAACAATACCATTTACAGTAATTGGTTGTGATAAGGTTTGCCAGTTTGTAATCTTGTTAGAATCTACAGGTTTGCCACCATTCATCGTATTTACACATAAAGTTATATGTGGAGTCTGATTAGTTGAAAAATATCCACTAACTCTCAATGCTATGCATTTATCTGATGTTCCAATGTGTGTACAAGTTAATACAACCGATTTTCCTAAATCCGGTTTTTGTTGTGGTTGTAATTCTCCCATGTTAATTGTCATATGATGAGCATAGACCGTCCAACCATCAGGCGTTTGGTCTTTAAACATAGACTTCAATTTTGATTGGTCGGCCTCAGTTAACACAATCGCGGAATAACTTATTTTTTGCATATTTGATTCTCCAATTCTGGGAGTAAAATTGATAGGGTCAGCTAATGGAGTTATTTCTTTTTCTCCTACTTCGGCGACATATAACTTGACTTTTGGGCTGTTTAAAGCTTCTTTAAACGCTTGTTTCCAAGATATATGAATTGGATTTCCAACTTCATTCAAATCCGTGTTATTATGGATTTCTTTTGCTGCTGACATCCAAGAACGAGCCACTTTATTTGTATGTTTTTTAATTCTGTCCTTATATGACTCGTTAGTATCGCCCTTTTTGCGTAACCCGTGCGTTTTTATCTTAATCCACATCTTATGTGGTTTATCGTCCTCATTGATGTAAATTGATGCCCCAGACCGTTTGTTATGCCAATCGTTGCCTTCCATATAGCAAAACCAGTCATCACCCTCAACAATACCATCCCAATCCTCAACATCATCATTCCATCCTTTGCCTTCGGCTATATTCGAACTATTTACATCGAAACTATCTTTTGTATTCCAATGTGGATTCCCATCATTCATACCACCAGGCGTAGGATATAAATTATCATCCGGCGACCTGTTTACCGCAATACCATGAGATATCCATTCGTTAATTTGAAGTAAAGTCTTTAGTTTCATCTCTTATAAATATCGTAGTGTATATTATTAGACCGTATTAATTAAAGATTCCAATCTATTCGCCTGTCGATTTATTGCTAATGCCTGTCCTACTTCGCCCCCGTTTCGTGCATCTTGCGCTATGTCTCTAAGAACCAATACATGGTCAGTTATCTCTCCTTTTACAGCAGGAATGGCCCAATCTGGAATATTCCATTCTCCACCATTATAAGGAATAGTGTTAAGAAGTAAGTGAGATTGTTCTTGTGTAATTCCATAATCCGATTGTAAATCTGGAGTATCATCTAATACTCCTAATTTATGAAGTATTTCTTGTGCATCATCTTTTGTTAACTTAATTTCATTCAATGAATGTCGCATCTGCGCAAACAATTCCTTTGCTCTATTTACATCCACAAAACTATTTGGCTGAACTATCTTTTTTTGATTTTTCAAATTCTCTATTTCTTGTCCAATTTCTTTTTGTTTTATTCCACCTGTTCCTGTTGAGTCAAGTCTTTCCCATTCTTGTTCTAATTTTTCAATTCGAGAATCTATTCCTGACACACTTTCAGTTAAATTAAAATATGATTTGCTACCACGTATAGGAGAATAACAGATTGATTTTACAGGTATTTTTATGCTTATGTTCTTTTTATGTGGAAACTTACCTTTTTTTACATATGCTAAAGTTAGATGTGGATGATAATCAGGAAAGTTTGATTTGTTTGGATATATACCTGATAAGTCATTTAATCGTTTTAACAATGGAGAAGACACATTGAATTTAACTACATCATATTTTGGATTGGTGTTGAAGGTATCTACTCCGTTAACTTCAATCAAAAATTCTTTTTGTCCTTTTAATAATTGTCTTACTTCAAGTTCATTTAAATCCTCGACAAATCCATATCGAACAGTTACATGACATTCGTCTTCTCTACCATATTCATCTTTACCATTTTCATCAAATTCATGATATAAATCATCATCATGAATGAGCTTTTTATTAAAATCTAAAATCTTTTTTGCTACATCTTCATCAATCATAGCCATCAAACAACCCAACCGTTCAGATTGATTAACTTGTCTTTCCAATAACATTTCTTTTAGAGTCATCATAAATTTATTTATTTTCTATATCTGCAATCGTTGTCATTATGACTTGTTTCATAATAGCTTTCCATGATTTATAATCAGATTTTTTTAAATTATTTAAAAGTTCTTGATTAAGAAGTCCTGTCTTTTTTAAATTTAACAAAATCGTTTTAGGATTTTCGGTATTTAAATCCTGTTTTAATTTTTCCAAATATGCAATAGCATGCGCTTGTTGTTCCCATCCACGTTTGTAATATTTTGACTTATTTGACCAATTAGATGGGAGTTTATAATCACCAGACTTTTCCTGGCGATAAACATCTTGAATATAATGTGTAAATTCATGCATAAACACACGTGATATTTTTTTAAAATTTACAGACCAACATCTATAAATTTGTTCATACTCACTATTAAATCCAAGTTCCCACTCAGTAAAAGCGCTAACAACAATTATGATAGTTTTGGTGTCTTTATCATAATATCCCTCAGCATTATTTCCACGAAAAATGTATCTAACTTTAAATGGAAAATCATTTGATGGTAAATTGTTAGATACATTCTGCATGAAACTTATTAAACTGTCAGAATCCACGCCATATTTGTTTCTATTAAAATAATCTACAACTAACCTTTCCATGTCACTGATGTATTTGTCTATATCACTTTTATCATCTTTGTTTATCAATATAACACCTTCATTAATTGGAACAAGCAACATATCAAAATCGTTAGATGTTATTTTTGATTGATTTATAACACTAACACGTTTTATTATTTTTGGATTAAATATAATCAACCAAATTTCATCACCATGATTTTTTTGAATACAAGCATCAATACCAAGTTCAACAAAATATTTAGATATTTCAACTCCTATATTTCCCGCTCCTGCTTCATAATTTACAATTAAATTGTTTAGTATTTCAGCAGGAATATTAGATTTATTAGTTCTTTTGGAAAAATTTATTATATCAGACATGATTTCTTTTCTATGTTTTAATCCATATAATCCTTTTAAAAATATTAACAATTTATCAAGAGGTATATCTACAGTTGTTATATCTTTAAAATTTTTATCTATTTCCACTAACTGGACGACTCTACTTCCTTTTGAATATTTTATTGCTGTATTAAGATTGTTAGTAAGATAAATTCCTACACCACCTTCATATCTATTTTTTTTACTAGGTAAAATCTCACTTGGAATGACATTCCAACGTTTTCCACCATGATACATTTTAAAAGTGTCATTAGATGACTGCGAATCTATCTCATTAGAATCTTCTTTTATAGTCGAAGGTTTAATAATCTTTACAACCCCCATATCCATGACAAAAATGGAATGTGGTTCTCTAACACCTTCATCTAACCATATTGCTTTATATCCTAACTTTTTTGCTTCTTCTATGGCTTTTTCCATCATAGATTCGTCGGTTGCTTCTGGAAGTGGTTGTTTTTGGTAAATTACTTTTGGATTAATTTTTGCTATAGTAATTTCATTTTCACGACCCGACTGTGTGTAATTTTGGGCCCATTCTTTTTTTGTCGTGAAATATCGTGTACCTTTATTGTATACATTTCTACCTTGATAGATAGTAACTGTCTCTGTTTTTATACTTTCTGACAGTCCGTGCGCTTTATTAAATCGATTCATGTATTCGGCTTGAGAATCTGATGTCTCAATTACTGATATATTTACAACTTGTTGATTGTATTTATTATTAAGATGGTCTATTACTAGTTCACTATCTACTTTTTTAGGCATATCCCACCAATAAAGAGTTTTATTTGATTTATTGTATCTCCATTTATTTTTTAAACCTTTTCCATATGTGACATGACGCATTTTTATCATCACTTCTGTGTGGTCTATAGCATCTTTATGAGAAATTATTTCATCATCGTCAGTTATTATACCAACAATAATATTTTTATTTTCTAATAACAATTTTAATTTTATCATAAATCATTGAGGTTATATACGTTATAGTATTTAATCCCTAACTGTTGAATATCTGGAACGTTATAACGATTAAATGCAGCTCTTATTATATTTCGTGGATACTGTTTCAACTTAATTTTTTTATCTTTTATGGCGTCTCTTAACGTTTTCATATCGTCAGCTGAAATAATAGAATCTCCATTGGTATAATAAACTTTGTTTCCGATGTTAAAACTAAAATATTCGTTAAACGTATCACAATACTTATCTAATCGTTTGATGTTACTTGCTTTATCTTTTAAACGATATTTTAATTGTAAAAATTTAGATTTACTCTTATTAGCATCAAAACTCACTCCTAGATAATTTGCTAAATCCAGAACATATTCATGATATATTGACTTTACTTCAGAATATCCTGGACCCTCGTCGCCACTTATACGTTTTTCATTTGGAGAATATGTAACTACCACATGTGGTTTGTTATTTACGTCAAATAACCCTAATAATGTTCTATCTGCATCCCAACTCATCAATCCTGCGCTTCCACAATTAGCCATGTAATGTCCTAACAGATGACATCGTTTTCCAACATTTATCCATTTATATCCATTGCTATAAACTCGAAGCGGAGTCATTTCACTAAACACACGACGTTCGTCATATTTCAATGCAGCCTCCCAAAACTTTAAATCTTTGTATGGAGCTAAGTTCTTTAATTTACCGGATTCTATGTCAATTATTATGGTATTAGCCGTAAAAAATGATGATTTAAATAAATTTTCTTTTATTTCATTTTTCCATAACTCTCGTTGTTTTTTTAAATAATTAACATCCATTTCAGATTCAACATAATCATCATTACTTAATCCGAGACGTTCCGATTCTTTCGAATAATGTTCAACGGTATCTGTGGAATAATACATACCTACCATATCAAATAATCCAAAATTTCCAGAACTTCTATGGTGAGCTTGTAGAAACCAATCTTTACCTAACTGTGATGCGTGATACTGTTTATACCAATTTGCAATGATATATGCAATATTTCCAAACTTTTCATAAAATAAAGATGCAATAATTTCAGGATAACCAAGATTGATTATACTTTGTTTTGATTCCAAAATTAATGACTTTAGTTTAATCATACTGTTACTAATTTACTATTTGGAATTATAGGAACTATATCATCAGTGGTATCATTATCCGAATCGGATTTATCAATAATTTCTTTTGTCTTTTCCACAACATCGGATATACTATGAAGTCCCTTAGTTTCTTCTCCAATAAAATCACTATGAAAAAAATCTTCTCCTTGATATACACCTGTCCAAAATACAAATAATTTATTTGGTTTTCGTATTGATTCGCTATCAATATTTTGAGGTGGAAATTTATCAGCATACTTTAACATTTGCATCCACTCTTCAGATGTTAAACCGACCATCTCTTCTTTTGGAAATTTATAATATAAAAATTTATGATATATACAATATGGTTTTGCTTTATATATGATTTTAATACCAAGTGTAAAATATAAATGAGCATATGAAGGCGCAAGAAGATACTCGGATTTAAAATATCCAATATCTTTCATATCAATATCAAAAATGGAACTATACGCTAAAAAAAATGCTTTACTAAAATCCTTTCTTGAAAATTCCTCATTTAATAATGTTTTTAATTTAATCATAATTTTGCAATCTTTTTGGCAATTTCCAATGCTTCCTCTTTCGTCAAACCAGGATTCTCATACCAGGCTTCTGCTATAGAATTCATTATTTCTTTAAAAATTGGCCCAGGTTTTAAGCCTATTTCTTGCAAATCCTTACCTGAAATTGGCATCTTAGGTTTAAGTGGAACATTTTTAAGTTTCTCAAGTCGCTGACGAATACCAGAAATTTGGTTAGGCATGGATGATGCTTCAGAATGTGCAATATTATCCGCATGCATTAAATTTAATACATTTTCCAGTTGGTCGCCCATTTCGTTACGAAACTTAGTTAATGTACTATCTTTCATTTTTACACCTTCATCCCCTGCTTGTTTCAATCGCATATGGTTTCTTACTCCCAACTTAACTGCATCAATTAATTCCCGTGGGTATTTCAGTCTGCTCATTATTACTTCCACCATACGTTCGCCGGCAAGTTCATGACCATAAAAATGAACGCCTTCAGTAGCAGGGTCTACAGTTTTAGTAACAGTCTTACCGATATCATGAAACAATCCCATCAATCTTTGTACAAGAACTGGTTGGGTTTTGCCCAATACATCTAACGTATGCTGAAATACATCAGCTTTATGATGTTTGTTTTGTACCATTTTAACCGCAGGTATTAATTCAGGAATTACATAAGGAAGCAATCCTGTGACCTTAAGCATTTTAATGGCTTTATCAGGTGTTCCAGTAACTAACATTTTATTCAATTCATCACGAATACGTTCCTGAGATATGTTTGGTAGTTGTGAAGCGTTTTTCTTTAAACCTCTCAACATAAACATTGGCAGTTTCCATTGATATTTTACAGCGAAACGAATCGCACGTAACATACGAAGTGGGTCGTCTGTGAATATCTTATCTGGATTTAACGGAGTTCGGACAATGCCTGCCTTGATATCAGATTTGCCCATACCAGTCAAATCGAGGATTTCTCCTGTGGACAAGTCTTTTAACAAACTATTAACAGTAAAATCACGACGTTCGACATCATCTTTTAGTTCGCCGCCTGTTACGGTTGGCTTTCTTGAACCAGCAGTGTATTGTTCCTTACGGGGCATTACCGATTCGATGTCCATATCAGATAAATCAATACCTTTATGTATAACACCACGAAGATTGAACTTCGCAGTTCCAAATCGTGGAAAAATGACAGGATTTGAACCTGGGTCTTCTTCGGTTTGGCCACCTTTGTAGGCGCCAACCTTTTTGGTCAGCCATTTGGCAAATTCAATTCCGCCATTAGGAGCATTAACAAGTAAATCTAAATCTTTTGGGTCTTTGCCCATGAATTCATCACGCACGTAGCCACCGGCAATAAAAACTTTACCTTGCCATTCCGTTCCGATAATGGACTTTTTGATAAAGTCTTCCAATGCCTTTTCACGAACCCCTTCCATAATTAACTGTTTTATTTCATTCATAAACCGTTTATTGTACACTACACGACTAGAAATATCAACTTTTTTATTTATAGACTCTTTTTGTATATTTTTTGAAAAAATAATTTTTGTTTTTCCATTTTCATACTCCATTTCTATATCACTAATAGATGTGTCTTCAAAAAACAACTCTTCTAATTTAACTCTTTGTTGTTTGTCTAAATCATGTTTACCACGTAAAAAAACAGAATTAAATGAATGTCTGTATGTGACACCTCTAAACCAATGGGCATCATAGGCATTTTCCATTTCAGCAAATCCTAATCTTACAATATATGTACGATGCAACATTACATCCAAATCGATAATATCTCCTTGTGGAGATAACCAAAAATAGGTTGGAAATCGATTTATTTTCATTTTAAAAATCTATCGTAAAATGCTTTATTTCTGCCTTTTAGTTCTTTTCCAGAAGAATTTCTGATATATTGATGTTTTACGACATCCCATTTATTTCTTAACACAGCATCTACAAACTTTGGAAATTTTTTCAATCCGCCCAAATTAAATACAAAATCAGTTAACATTTCATTTTGTTTTTGTGTTAACAGTATATCCACTTTATATCTGTTTTTAATATAATCGTGGACATGTTTATTAGCTATAGATAAATCTGATTTTAAAAGATTTTCCACATCTTTATCAGTAATTCCCTTATTCATAGAATTTAATTCTGACGAAGATTGTATTTTATGACCATATCCTATCGTCGGAAATCCTCCTTCAACGGATTTATGAGGGAACCATAAATTTTTAATTTTATCATAACCAACTTTTTGCCCGTTTTCCACCATTTTTATGTGATTTACGAAATCAGACGAAATAACATTAGATTGCGCTTGTTGTACATTATTTGGTGGAATTGCATCCATAATCTCTTTTATAATTTTTCCAAGTTTAATCATAAGTAATAAATAGATAGAAAATGGAAGGAACGACCTTAGTTTCTATATTTATTTGGATAGATAGAGACGTATAACACTATGAGCGATGTAACAACTCCAATAACAAACCCAACAACTCTTGTTGACCAGGATAGAGTAAGATGGCCAGGAAGTGGTTCCGTGGTCATTAAACGTACTCCTTATGGATTTTACGATGTTGATTTGGACTTTCAGGCGGATGCACAATCTTCGGCAATATGGGCGGCATATAGATTGGGATACCCAATCGTTGACATAGAATTATTGGATGTTAACTTTTACGCAGCATTTGAAGAAGCTGTAAATGAATATGCCGCACAAGTAAACCAAATGAATATTCAGAATTATTTATTGACATTCCAAGGTCAAAACATTTCTGCTTTAGGAAATTTGACAGGACGTTCGGTGGCTGCGGATAACTTACCTTACGTAATTGAAATTGCAAAAGGATATGGAAGAGAAGTCGGTGTTGGTGGTTATGCTGATTGGAAAAAGGGATTTGTTATTACAAAACCATTACAACAAACCTATGATTTACAAGAACTTTGGGCAAATGAGGTTGAAAATTGTAATCGTATTGAAGTTATGAGAATTTTCCACGACTTCCCTCCTGCATCAGCCCGTATTTATGACCCAATGAGTATGACTGGAATGAGTTATTCTAACGTATTAAACGAAATGGGATTCGGTTCATACTCTCCCGCAGTTCAATTCTTAATGACTCCAATTTTCGAAGATTTACTTCGTATGCAGGCTATTGAGTTTAACGATATGGTTCGTAAATCTGCATATTCGTTCGAATTGACTAACAACAAATTAAAATTATTTCCAATCCCTACGTATTCATTTAAAGTATATTTTAACTATATGGTTCGTAATGATAGAATAAGCGGTTCGTTATCGGCACCAAACGGAAGCGTTGCAGATTATGCTAACATTCCATATAATAACATCACTTATAGTACAATTAATTCGGTTGGTAAACAGTGGATTCGTAAATATTTCTTGGCTTTATGTAAGGAAATATTAGGAATGGTTCGTCAAAAATATCAATCTATTCCTATACCTGGAGCAGAAGTAACATTAGACGGCGCAGAAATGCGTAACGAAGCCCAACAAGAAAAAGGAGATTTAATTACACAATTAAGAGAAACGTTAGTTGCAGCCAGTCAAAAACAATTAATGGAAAATCAGGCCTTACAAGCGGAACAAATGCAAGAAACACTTAAACGAGTTCCGTTATTTATATACATTGGATAATATGAAAACAAATAAACTTAAACCACTAATCAAAACAGTTTTAAAAGAGATGTATAAAAAACAATTAAATGAAGCATCGTCTGGAACTTTTGATGATTACGAAATCGAATTTGATTCTCTTGTAATTCCTGGATTAACTACTGATGCCGATGGTGTTATAGTTACAGTGAGTTTTGAATATGACTCACAACCAGGAACAGAAGCAAAAGGAATGTTTGGGCCACCTGAAAAATCTTCACCAGCAGAAAGTTCAGAAGTAAACCTGATTGATTGGGATTTTGTATCTGTCACAATTACTTCAGAACAAGGACAACACAAAGAAATTAATAATTTCAGTAAATTGTCACGTGAACAATTTGAAACATTGAAAACAGCTGTTAACGATTATATTCAAACTAACAAGGATAAAATCGAAGATGAAATTTTGGAAAAAGAAGGTAATAATGACCAAGACTTTCCAGACACAGAAGACAATTACTTTGAAGATAAATAAACTATGAAAACAATATTATTTGAAAATGTCGGAGGCAATCAATTTAAATTGCTTAAAGAAAGTACAAACGTGAACGAATCATTAGTTGCCTCAGGACTAAAGAAAGTTTTCATGAATGCTGGAACTACTCCAATCTCATATCATCGAGTTGAGGCGGTTGGAATGGGATATATTAAAGATATAACCACAGCAAAACGTGTGGCATTGGATGAAGCCAGAATTTTAGCAAAAGAATATGGATATCAAGATAACGAAAATGATGCTAAATTTGTAAAAGAAGCAGGTATACAAACAAATCCAGAAACAGACATGTCAAACCCAACAGAGAAAAAAGAAGTTCAAATTGGCGAAGAAATTTTAAAATGTATGACAAGAATTAGTCAACCGAGAGGACAAGGAGAAGAATTCGCGTTTGAAAGAATCCGTGAATTAGCCAATGAATTAATTAAAATTCACGGTCAACAATCATAATTATGGGATTATTAGGCAGATTTTTCAGCCCGAGAGATTTGAAACTTGTTGCAAGTTTTAATGCAGAACTTGTGGGTGATGTCATACAGACTGAAATCTTCATCTATAAGATTTGTCCAGAACAAACTCTCATTAATATCTATGGGGAATCCAATCCCCAAAATGGTAAAATGTTTTGGCCAGGAGTTGAATGTACATGTCTTATCGATAGAGCCGATATTGATACTTCTTATGACCAATTTGGCCCTGATAGAAATCAAACCGTTGTATTTAAGTTTAGAGAAGACAATTTAAAATTGGTTAATGTATATCCTGAAGTCGGTGATATTGTAGAGTTTAACAAGCGATATCATGAAATTGATAATGTCGTTCAAGAACAATTCTTAGGAGGTATAGCAGATAAGTCATTATCTATTATTGTTAATACTCATTATTCAAGATTAAGTAAATTAAGCCTAGTAAATAGACAAGTATGATAAAATTAAAATCATTAATAGAATCTGTGAATAACAATTGGAACAATTGGGTTATGAGTATGGTTTCAACTGTTAAAGATACTTTAATGGAAGAAGGCCAGTCTACCACCGATGTTGGTTATGCATATGATATAATTAAAACAAATTTTAGAGCGGAATCTCCTTCACATGATATGTTTGATAAAGCATGTAAAGAAGCTCTTCTAATTTTAAAAAATCAAAAGGTGGTAAAATAATATGGCATGGACAGGCGACCCAAACAATCCCGTTCCTAACATTGGTAATGTAAAGGGGGATTTAAGTCAGGAAATTGCCCAACAGTCTTTAAATCTAAGCGAAAAAAAGACTGATATAAATCGTGCGTATCAAACTAGACGTGACACTGATAAACAAAAAGACAACACAGTCTCAATCATAGATGTTGATACTGCCATAATGAAACAATTAGAAAAGTTTCAAATGACGGTGGTTGATGAAGGAAACCAAATTAAAGTTCCGTTTTATTTTGCCTCTCCTGAAAAATGGAAATCTATTCAAAAAGATGGTGTTATTCGTGATTATACTGGAAAGTTAATTTTACCTGCAATAGTTCTTGAAAGAACTTCATCTGAAAAAGATGAACAAATGATGATGTTTAATCGGTATCTAAACTATCCAGTAATTCAGTTGCATTCAGAAAAAAATAGATATACAAAATTTAACATTTTAATTGGTCAGAATGCTCCTGTAAACGAAGTCTATGATATTATAATGCCAAAACATATGGTATTTACGTATCATTTTATTCTTTGGACTGAATATATTGAACAAATGAATACATTGGTTGAAAAGTTTAATTTTAATACTGGAGACTATTGGGGAGATTTACGAGGATTAAGGTTTAGAACAAAGATGGAATCGGTTTCTCATACTGTAGAATTACAAGTTGACACCGATAGACTTGTTAAAAGCGAATTTGATTTAACTGTTAATGGATACATACTTCCTGATGTTATGGATAAACTTTCTGGAAAACAAACAACTGCTCATAAGTTCTTTACACCAAAAAAACTCATTATACGTCAAGAAACAGTTATGAATGAATTTAATCCGGCCGGCCCGTCATCCGAAAAATGGAGAAATCAGAATTATCCAAATCTACAAAAAGATATTCCAATTATATCACCCCCAATAGTTCAAGGAAATCCTTTAAATACGTCTGGTTCCATATAACAATAATTTTGGTAGTCTTATATTTATTAAACAATGATAAGGCAATAGATGGCTATAATCAATACAAATCCAAATTCCAAAGATGTTGTTATCTTACAACGTGATGCTACAAACACGTATTACGGAGAAAATCACTTTTCTGGTTCAAGTTTATTAATTCATATAAATTCGGCAGGCGATTTGGATGTTGATACATCTTCGTCGTTTTATGCTCTATATCCGCCGCCTGTGACAAGCGCATCAACATCCGCATCATTCTCGATTTCATCTAGTTATTCTCAGACAGCTTCTTATGCTATCAATGCTGGGTCAGGAACAAGTCTTGTTACCGCATCGACGTATCCAATAACAGCAAGTTGGGCCCTAACAACAGTATTTAGTACAAGTTCTAGTTTTGCATCTAATAGTTTATCTGCAAGTTACTCAAATAGTTCGTCGTGGTCAACGCCACAACTTGTAACGGCATCATTTTATCCAATTACATCAAGTCAAACAATATTTGCACAATCATCCTTAACATCAGAATTTTCTTTGGATAGTGAATTTTCTTTAACGGCTAGTTTAGCCATAACGTCTTCATGGTCGGCAGTTTCTATTTCATCTAGTTGGGTAAATTCAGCATCATTTAGTACAAGTTCTAGTTATTCAATTACATCTTTATCGGCGTCATACGCTCCAGGCAATCCATCTATTAGCGCCAGTTATGCTTTGACCGCCTCATATGCCCCTAGCAGTCCATCAATTTCTTCAAGTTATGCATTAACTGCGTCATTTGCAATGAATGGTGGAGGCGGAACATCTTTGACAACGGGTTCAACATATCCTATTACATCAAGTTATGCAATATCATCGTCATATATAAACGGTGTAATTCCTGTTACTAACGGAGGTACTGGTATATCATCATTAACATCAGGACGTATTCCATTTGGAAACGGAACAAGTCCATTTCAATCTACATCTAACTTAGTATGGGATAACTCAAATACTCGACTTGGAATTAACACTTCAACTCCAGTAAAAAGTCTTGAAGTTGTTGCACAAGCAACAACAGACGGAGTTAGTGTTAGAAATACATCCGGAACAAAAGCTGGTGGATTTTTCAGCGGCGGAGGTAACGACTTTGTTATGGGTTCAACGACCGCTGCAGTAGTTGGGTTTCTTGCAAATAACTTAATTGAAGGCGTACTTGGTTCGACAGGAGGTTGGTTAATAGGACAGGATGATTTTGAAAATGGAGCTTATACACCCGGAACAATACTTGTTAAGAATCAATCTGCTTATATACGTACATTATATCCAACTCATTTGGTTATTGAGGCAAACGTTAGTCAAAGTACAACAAACTTAACGGAATGGAAGGATGTATCAAGTACGTTACTATCATATGTAAATCCGTCAGGACAATTTTATGTTCCATCAATTACGGCTTTAAATTCAGGAGTAAATTTAATTGGTACTGCATCTTGGGCATCGCAAGCTGTGAGTGCGTCTTACGCCCCATCGTTACCATCAATTTCTTCAAGTTACGCTTTAACATCGTCTTACGCTTTATCGGCAAGTTACGTCCCAGTTTCACCTTCAATATCGGCAAGTTATGCCGTGTCTGCATCTTATGCTCCAGGGTCGCCGTCTATTTCTGCTAGTTATGCCGTGTCTGCATCTTATGCTCCAGGGTCGCCGTCTATTTCTGCTAGTTATGCATTAACAGCATCATTTGCTTTAAATGGAGGTGGAACAGGCGGAACGACTGACATATTAATGGTTCAAGTATTTTCATGATGTGAAAATAAAACAATAAAACATTTTTATAATAGAGTATATATAATCTATGGCAACATATTCAAAATTACCATTGAGTTCGTCAATTAACGGTAAACAAATATTAATTACCGGAATTACTGGTTCGGTATCGACTCCAATTCATACGTCATTATCTGGAACTAGTTCACTCGATGAAGTATATCTTTATGCGTATAATGAATCTCTGATAACGTCAACCTTAACTATTCAGTGGGGTGGAATAATCGAACCTAATGATGTAGTACGTTCTGCAATTCCTAGTCAATCTGGAAGAACTTTATTAGTTGATGGAAAACTTATACAAAACGGATTGACCATTTCTGCATATGCTACTAGCGGAAGTTTTATAAATGTTGATGGATTTGTAAACAGAATTTTTCTACCATAATATGAGTATTATTTTACATAGAACAGGAAGAAGATTTCCATTAAACACGTCAGCTACGGTCAATCCTATTATTACTGATGGTGTTGTTTTATATTTGGATGGAGCCAATTATAAATCAGGAACTACATGGTTCGATTTGGGGCCGTATGGTAACAACGGAATATTAACTAACTCTCCGACATTTATAAATTCTGGTGGAGGCGCACTATCTTTCAATGGAACAAATAATATATTATTTAGTTCGCCGTCTAATATACCATCTGGCAATACTTTATATACAATTTTTTCGTGGGTGTATCCTACCGTTAATGATGCCTCAAGTCATGGAATAATAGGATGGGGAACTTTTGGAAGCGCCGGACAAGTAACCGCATTAAAACTTGGCGGAACCACTATTACAAACTATTGGTGGGGAATAGATTTAACTGCCGAAAATTTTACTGCTACAAACAAGTGGTATAATATAGTTGCTACGTATAATGGAACATCAAGAAAAATTTATTCAAATAATGTTGTTATTGGAAGCGATTCTCCAGGTGGACATAACGTTGTTACAACAAGTAATTTGTCTGTTGGGTCATCACAATCAAACGGAACAGAACCTTTTAATGGATATATTGCAATAGTATTAGTTTACAACAGAGGATTATCGACATCCGAAATTGCTAATATGTATAATACAACAAAATCAAGATTTGGGTATTAATAGATTTATAATATTTTAACTTTGTATAATTCTCCTATCGTTTATAATTATATCGTATGGCAATAGTATATTACCCATCAAACGCTTCTGTCTATACAAGACAGGTTGCTGGCGGACTTACCGAACAAACAATTGGTTTGACACCCGACACCATTTTTATTTTTACAACATCATCATTAGGATTTACGTCATCAATTATGTATGGCAACAGCGCCTCTTGGGCGAGTAGTTCCTACTCTTCAAGTTATGCTTTATCAGCTTCTTATGCTCCAGGGTCACCATCAGTTTCTGCAAGTTATGCATTAACGGCCTCGTGGGCTCCATCTACGCCTAATAATTTTTCCGTTAGTTCATCATTTTCTAGCGCATCTATAAGTTCTAGTTATGCTACATCGGCATCTTATGCTCCAGGGTCACCATCGGTTTCTGCAAGTTATGCATTGACATCGTCTTATGCTTTGTCAGCTTCTTATGCTCCAGGTAATCCATCCGTATCAGCTTCTTATGCATTAACTGCATCATTCGCATTAAATGGCGGCGGCGGCGGAACATCTTTAACAACAGGTTCAACATATCCAATTACATCGAGTTGGTCGTTAACATCCAGTTATTTAGCAGGAACAGCCAATGCTAATTTATTTGTAAAAAGTCCAACTAGACAGTGGTTTGGGCCAACTGGTAACGTTGTGGTTGGAGATGGAATTTCAATATTCGGTGATGCGTTTACTGTGTATGATACCACTAACAACATATGGATATTGTATTATTTCTGTACAACTCCAACTCCTGTCTCAACATTCTATATAACTGCCTCATTACTAGAAGGGCCGTGGTCTACTCCTGTTCAAGTAACATCTCTTAATTTGTATCATAAATTCGTATTCTTGGTTGATGAAAACGGAGTTCCACAAAACATAAACGGATATTATCATGGATATGCCGCTTATTATAACGGCGGGCCAAACGATAAAGAAATTTCTCATTTTTCATCATCAAACTTAACAGGGCCGTGGACGATTGGAACTAAGACTATCCCAAGAGGCGCAAGTGGGTCGTTGGATGATTATACAACGGATACACCTTATGCCATTTATAAAAATGGACAGTGTTACATGTGGTATATGGGAGCTCCTGCAGGAGCTGTACCGACTTATGGACTAGCGGTTCGTATGTTATCTGCTACCGCATCCAATCCTGGTGCTGTGTTTACAAAAAGTTATGTTGATGTGATGACTCCAGGAAACACAGGAAGTTGGGATTATGGATGGATGGGTGGTACACAAATACGTCTCTGTTCAGATAACACATATATGATGGTTTACAATGCCGGAAACACTCGGCCTACTTCAGCAGGAACAGAGCCAAACATAAGTGCAATTGGATATGCATACTCAAACACATTGACAGGCCCTTGGCAAAAAGACGAATCTAATCCGTATTGTTCTCCGGTAGGCATTCCGTCTGATGGCGGTCTTACAGTTGAATCTACAAACATATGGCGTGGACATATGCAATATGATTTTATATCAAAACGTTGGATTTTATTCTATAACACGGGGCCACTCGGAGCAGAAAAAATAACATATGCTAGAGCCGGAGTTTATGATTATTTTGATTCGCATGCAGGAACTCCGTATTTTATTCAATATATAAGAACAAACATAGCTCAAATTTCAAATTCAATGGTTAATGTACCTCCCGGAATTTATAGAGTTTGTTATCAATATAATATTGGTGATTTATCGACAAATAAGCCTGCGGTAGATATAGATACGGCTCTTAGAGTTAACGGAACCGCATATAGAACAAACCGAGATTTCGTAGGTTCATATGACTATGAAAACCGTGATACAATTTTAAACTATATTGTTTATGTTCCTACGTCAGGTCAATTAGATTGTACAGTTCAATGTACTAATGGGACTCCTTCAAACGCTACACAAATAAGACGATTAAGAGTCAACGTAGAAAAAATAAATTAAAATTGTGTATAAATTTTGATGTATATATAAAGAACAAGTTATGAATGAACAAATAAAAATGACTGACAGCGAACTCACAGAAGTTCAAACGTTACAAAACAAATTCCAACAAAAAATGTTTCAATTTGGACAATTGTATCTTCAAAAAATACAAACTGAAAAAACCTTGAAATATATCTCCGAACAAGAAGTAATATTGGAAGGAGAGTGGACGACCCTTCAAAAAGAAGAAAACTCTCTAATAGAAACATTATTGAAAAAATATGGTGAGGGTTCTCTCGATTTAAAGGCTGGAACATTTATTTCCGATAAAAAGTTATAACTATTGGGACGGAATAAATGTGGTTGTTATTAAGGGGTTCAATCACTAACAATTTTATAATTCATTATCTTTTCCAAATTTTTGATTCTATTTATATTTAGTTAAATTATGAGGATATTGACTCTCAAATATAAACACAATAAATAGAAAAAGGAATATAAGCCATGCCAATTCAAGAAGGTTCATCATTTTCGCCAGATAGGAATATCGTTTCGCCAGGAGTTTTCACACGCGAGAACGACCTAACGGGTGTAGCAGCAGGCGTTGCAGACATCGGGGGTGTTGTAGTAGCCCCATTCGCTAAAGGCCCGGCCTTTTCACCTACGATGTTTACTAATGTAAACACACTACAAAACCAATTTGGTGTTCCAGATGGAATTTACTACGGCCCATATACGGCCGGTCAGTATCTTCAGGAACAAGGATTGGTAACTGTGGTGCGTGTTGGTGGTCTAACAGGTTATCAACAGAAATATCCATTTGGTATTTGGGCAATCAAGGGTACTTACAATAGAACCGGTTCTATGGGTGCTTTGAACAGTGGAAGCTCATATGTCTATTTTACTGGTAGCGCAGCAAATCAATATAGTGAAAGTATCTCGTTTGCTAATACTAGCAGCAAAACGATGTCAATCACATCCGCATCAGTTACGATTACTTTTAATGGAATTGCAGCAGATGATACGGCTCTTAGCCCAACATCTCCAAGCGGAAGTATTCTATACAGTGGACAAACGATTACTTTGGGAATGTCAGCAACAACGTTGACTGCTCAAGCAAACGTAAGTCAATCACAATTTTCCGCTTCTATATCAAACGGAACGTTCTCAGCCAGTTTGACAAATCCAATCACAGTCAGTTTTCCAACGGCCGCAAATCCATTTGGAACTGTTCAGTTGATTAGCGCATCTTTGAACGTAAACCTTGGAACTTGTGGATTCCCAATTATTCAATTAGCAGGTGTTGTAACTGGAGCATTTGGTAAATATACCGATTTTACGCCAGTAGGAACAGCATCATTTGACCCATGTGTTCTACCAAACGGAGCTTGGGTAACTCAATCTGGAGCTGATTATAGATTATTAACAGTGTTGGCAGATACACAAGCTGGTGGTATTCAAAATTTGATTGCACCAGGATTTAATGGTTCTACATTATCCTTGACCAATCCTATTACAAACTGGAGTTCAGAAGGTGGAGTAAGTGATATCCCTACGGACTTCAGTTTGACACTCAAAAACAGTAACAGTACGACTCCTTATGGTGTTTATCAATTTTCATTGGATAGTAGTAACACACGTTACATAACCAATGTGTTTGGTAACGACCCTACAGCTGGTAATCCAGACAAACAAGTATCAGGTCAAAAAATTGAAGCTGCTTATTTGTATAAGATTTATGAAAACGCTGTATCTGAGGTTATTTCTGAAAAAACACAATGGTTGATTGTAGGCGCCGCTCTTCCTTCAGCTTCTGTTGCAGGAGAACCTATGAACTTTACTGATGCATATTCCCGTGATTTAACAAACGGTGATAGCGCATTTTCTATTACAAACGCAGTTACTCCTTGGGTCGTGTCTCAAAAAGTAGCTCCATGGCAACCAAGTGGTTCTGCCACAAGATATGAATTGTTTAGAGTGTTAACTCTTGCTGATGGAACATATACTAACACTCAATTTAAAGTTGAAGTTAGCAATGTGAAATTGGCCGGACAAGTCGCTGGTAGTGATTATGGTTCGTTCACATTAACACTTCGTAAATTCAGTGATACTGATAAACGTCCTGTGATTGTTGAATCATATAATAACTTGAATCTTGACCCAAATTCTTCGAACTTCATAGCTCGTAGAATTGGTGATAAATACAACTACATCGATTACAAAGGTAAGGTAATTGAATTTGGAACATACTCAAACAACAGTCAGAACATTCGTATTGAGATGACAACTAACAATTATCCAGTGTCCGCCATTCCTTATGGATTTGAAGCATTCGTGGTTCCTACAAATGGTTCTATGGGAGCTTGGAGTCCTACAATGAAATACACTAAAGCATCAGTTTATGGATTGGCTCCTGGCAAATTCCCATCCGGTATTACATTCAATGATGCTCCAACAGGAGCGGATTCAGAATTATTCTCACTATACCCACAAACAACGACAGGTGTAGGCGCTGCCGCAGATAATATTGAATATTTGTCTCCAATTCCATCATTTGATTCAAACGGTGGAACATATAACAGTATTGGAAGAAATATTGTATTCGCTTTGGATGATGATTATGAATTGTATAACGTTGGAACCGGCTCTTTCCTAAGTGGAAGTAACGTCGTTCCTACAACATATGACGCCGTCAATGAATCAACTTATGTAAAAATGAGAAGGTTTGTATTTGGATTCCAAGGTGGTTTTGATGGTCAAAGTCCAGCCGTTCCAATTAACGTTGGAGGAGCAATAACTCCAGGCAATACACAAGGTTTGAATTGCACAAACGTAAGTTCAGCAGGTTCAATCGCATATGCTCAGGCAATTGCCGCAGTTGGTAATCCTGACCAATATGACCTTAACTTAATTGTTGTTCCTGGCATTATCCATCAACATCATCCATACATCACCAACTTGATTGTTGATATGTGTGAATCACGTGGAGATTGTTTCTACATAATGGATTTGTATACTGACAGCGGTAATCCAGCAACAGGTCAAATTGACCAAGTTGTTTCTTATGCCGCAGAATTTGATACAAACTACGCTGCTGGATATTATCCTTGGGTCAAGATTCTTGATACAAACAATAACATCATTGTAACAGTTCCACCATCAGTTGTGTTGCCAGGAGTTTACGCAGCAAATGATAAAGTAGCGGCCGAATGGTTCGCCCCAGCAGGTTTGAATCGTGGTGGTATTCCAATCGCAACACAAGTAACAGATAGAACAACTCACGAAGAACGTGACACTCTATATGAAGGAAAAGTCAATCCAATCGCAGCGTTTCCTGGTTCAGGCATAGTTGTGTGGGGTCAAAAAACTCTACAGAACAATAACAGCGCTTTGAACAGAATCAATGTTCGTAGATTGATGATTAACATTAAGAAGTTCTTTGCTTCAACATCCAAATACTTGGTGTTTGAACAGAACGTTGCCGCAACACGCAACAAATTCTTGAGTATTGTAAATCCTTATTTGGAATCCGTTCAACAGAGAGCTGGTTTATATGCTTTCTATGTAAAAATGGATGACACAAATAACACAGCAGATATCATCGACCAAAACATCTTGTATGGTCAGATTTATTTGAAGCCAACAAAGACCGCTGAATTTATTGTGTTAGATTTCAATATTTTGCCCACGGGGGCCCAGTTCCCAAGCGCATAATATATTGTAAATAAACAATTTATACGTTAATAAGAAATCAAAGATTGAGGCGTTTTCGCCTCTTTCTTTTGTATTTATTAGATAATAACATTTTACCGACCGGAGATTATGAATATAACACAATTTGGAAATCCAGAAAAAATTAAAAGAATATGTGAATGGACAGGCGAAGAATTCGAAGTTGATTATAAGCATAGAAAACAAAGATTCATTAACAAAATGGCAATGTATGAATGGCGTAAGTCACAAAATCGAGAATCTGTTAAATGTTTAAAGTGCGGTAAATCATTTGAAAGATACAAAAATATACTACATCAACTAACAGGAAAACCAACACAATATTGTTCTAATGAGTGTAACAGAACATCTAAAGAAAAAATCGAAAAACTTAAAAACTGGGGATTATCAGAAAAAAATCATTGGAATAATGAAGAATGTCAAAAGAAAGTTAAACAGACAAAGTTTATAAAGTATGGTGATTCGGATTACAATAATATGGAAAAGTATAAAACAACTATGATGACTAAATATGGTGTCCCGTATGCTGTATATCTTCCTCAATGTATGTCTAATGGAATCAGAATATCAAAATTTCAAAAGCGTGTATATTCTGAAATATTAAATCAGTATCCCGATGCTAAACTTGAGGTATATCTTCACGACGTTCAAAAATCAGTTGATATATTCATACCTTCAATAAACAAGGTGATAGAATGTTATGGTGATTATTGGCATTGTAATCCTTTGAAATGTAAACCTGATTATTATAATAAACTTGTCCATCTTACCTCACAAGAAATATGGAATAAAGACAAAAAGAGAATAGAAACACTTAAAAATGCTAATTATGATGTAGAGGTAATATGGGAAAACACAAACAAACAATTTAAACATTCAATTAAGTAAATTATATTTATTATCATGAGTAAACTAATTCGAAGATTAAAAGTAGAACGTCCTGGCATGTCCATACCTACACAAATTAGATTAAAAGGAAAATGGTTAGAAGAAGCAGGATTTAAACCAAATGATTATGTCTCTGTAAACATTGAACAGGGTAAATTAACTATTCAAAGAGAAGAAAATCCGCAAGCATGATTAAGTTGAAACATTTGATTGTTGAAGGTTGGAATTCCGATATTTGGAATTCTAATATAGAACAATCGGATTTGTGGAATTCCAACATCGAACCGTCAAACGTATGGGAATCCGCAGCAGTGGAATCGTCTACAAATAAAAAAATCAAACCTGTTGTAAAGCTTTTCATTTATAACGTTTGGAAAGTAATGGATAAAGAAGATAGATTTAGTCCGTATCAATTTTCTTTGTGGATGGACAATACCACATACCTAGAACGACTTAAGGAAAAGATAGTAAATCAATTATATCCTAATGACGATGATGGCAATTATAAGTTTTTCAATAACGATATCATCCCAAGTTTGGAAATATTAGAACAACAAGTGTATTCGAGAATGATGCGTAAAATTAATACACAAGACCCGCTGTTTATACTGAAACATATAGTTCAACGCAAATCATATGAAGCAGCAAAAAAAGAATTGTTTAACTCTCAAATTTCAGCTAGAGACGTGGATATAAGACAAATATCAGAAGAAGAAATACAACAAATATTTGAACGGCTTTATAGACATGCCATGGGCGAGACATTCTATAATTCAGGAATTGATAAACTTCCAAAATTATCAGATATAAAATTACCATCAGAAGATACATCAACAACTATTTTTATACAACAATTTGCCGGCTTTAAAACTGAAAAGTTTCCTGATGAAGTAATAGTTTGGAGAGGTACAAATTCTCCGGCAAATCAAATAAAACCAGGCGACTATGTAACTTTTGATAGAGATTATGCTGATTCTTATTCAAGAGGAAAATTTAGAGCAGTTGTAAAAAGTAAACTGCCATCTAAAGATTTAAGAATTTATAAAATGGATGTTGATACTTCTGAATTAATATACTGGCCTGATGGTCACTCTATAAAAACTTATACAGGTACAATTCCAACCTTTAAAGATTTCTGGGAAATGTATAAATAGTTAAAACTATTTTGGTAGTTTTACGAATTAGGATTACAGGAAAACTATTTATATAATGTAAGATATGAATAGTAAAAATTCAATTAATGACTCTGTATTTGTTCCTTACGATGACAATAATATAGAACATGTACTAGCGGGTCCAGATTATGGGCAACCTGAAAGCTCTAGCGCCTGGACTGAATATGACTCAATTGAATACCCTGATTACGTAGCTTACTTAGAAGAAAAAATTCTCGCCTTTTCCTACTTAAAAATTACAAAGTTTTAAATTTTAAGTACATTAATTAACTTAAAGTACTTTAAAAGGTACCAAGGTACTATTTTATAAGGTACATTTTAATTTAGCATTACCAGGTATTTAATAGGTATTACCAGAGTACGTATAAAATAAATACTGTCAAGTTATTTTAATTTCATAAATCTATTTATACTACATGGAAGACTATAAAAGAACTGTTTATGTTGATATGGATGGAGTTTTAGCAGATTTTGACCGTGGGTTTTATAATATCACAGGTAAGTCTATTGATACTTTATCAGATGAAGAATTGTGGCCACAAATTGATGCCTACGGTAAAGCTAAGTTCTTTTTAGAGTTGCCTTGGATGTCTGACGGTAAAGAATTGTGGAGTTTTGTGATTCATAACTTCTTAAATGTTAAAATTCTAAGCGCATTAGGTAAGGAAGATAAGATAAATAACCAAACAACAAAAGGCAAAACTGCGTGGTTACGCCATAATATACCCTCACTACATTCGGACGATATCATTTTGGTTGCGAATAAACACAAAAAACGACACTATTCAAAGCCTGGAGATATAATTATAGACGATACACCTATAGTAATTCAGGAATGGAATAAAAAAGGCGGAATTGGTATTTTACATACATCAACGTCAAAGACCATTAATCAACTAAAGATATATGTATGAATAAAAACAAAGAACAAATAAAAGAAATTTTTGGAAACTTTTTTAAGAAATGGTTGAACAAAGAAAAGAAAAAGAATATTACGTCGCAACCGCCTATGCAACCTGCGGTGGACGAACCTACTGTACAATCAAAATTTCCATCACGCCGTAAACCTAGGGAGAAACAACTGACTTTGCCTTTAAATCGTACAAACAAGACACAAATGTCTTTACCTTTGGATGTCCCTAAAAAACCTGACACATATACTCAAGGTACAGAATTTGTAAAGATAGCTAAGGCGTTGGATAAATTTTATAAAACACAAGCCAGAGAAGAAAAAAAGAAAAAAGATTTAGAAAGATTGTATCGTGAGTTGAAAAAAAGAAAAAAGTTAGGAAACCCTAGAACCGATGACATTGAGTTATCAGAATTGACATCTATGATTAAAGAAAACTTCGACCAAGAATATGGAGATGGATATACAAATGATTATCAACGTGCATTTGCCCATTCACAGACCACAACTCCAAGAGAAAATGCTACCAAAAAAGCTAAAGAATTGGCTAAACAAGGAAAATTTGTAGTGTTGGTCGAAGCTCCGGTTTATTGTAAATCTACAGATGCTTGTTTGGGTAGTAGCATTGTAATTCATAAAGTTTGTAATACTCGTGAAGAAGCCGAAGGAGAGCAAGAAAAATTTAACGTAGCGGAACATTCCGACGAAAGGGTCTATATAATTGGGCCTGATAATTTGGAACCAAAACAACATAAAGACACAAACTCAGATGATGTTCCGTTTCAAGAAGGCGTAGGATATGTTCACGATAAAGACATGAAGAAAGACCCTAAACATATTCCTGGTGAAAGATGGAGAATAAAGTTTCAAAGTGATTCAGATTTGAAAAAACATGGTAACACAGAAATGTCATCAGTAAAAGAAGGTATTTCAAAACAAGATTTAAAATCTGTTATCAAAGAACTTGTATCTGAAATGTGGGATAGTAAAAACGACGTAAATGGGGATGAAGTTCATGATAAATTAAATGAAGCATCAGATTGGAATCCACAACCACTACCAAAAGATGAAAGACAAGTGTCAGAAATAATTCATGGATTAAAAGAAGGTACGGGAGTATTTTTCTCTTATGATAATCAAACAGGCCATAGTTTAGATTGGATTTGGATTGAATGTGTATCTAATGGAGATGCTTACACATATTATATGTCAGTTAGTGGAAATCGTGGTAAAGTTGAGTTGGATGATGATAGTATGATTGATGATGTAGCTAAAGAAGTTTCTAAAGGTGGTTATCATTTCTTTGCTATTCAGTCTGTTCAAGGATATAAGAAGCCAGCCTATTATCCACAACATCCTGAAGATGACCAAGAAGTCGGAGAATATGAGAAATATGGAGCCGACCAACCAGAACCACAATATGAAAATAAATCTCATGTAAATGAGGTGTTGGGAGATTATGACGCAATGATTAAATTTGTTCAATCTTTACCCGCAGAAGAGATAAATAAGATAACTGTTATTTCTCAAAAACTTAACATAGGTGCGTATGATGCTATAATTGAGTATTTAAAACAAGTACAACTACAAAAGAAAAAAGGTGGAAAATCACAAAAGAATGAATCGGGATTATCAGACCCTTTTGCCGTCCAACAACAAATTACAAATTTTATAACTCCTAGAAACGTTGCTAAACATGTAATATCAAAACCAATCAAAAACTCTGCTACAGGAGAATGGGTGGTTAAATGGATGACAAACGGTAAACGAGATGAGAACAAAACTTATTATACTGACGACGAACAGGATGCTAAACTCACAGCTAAACAAATGATGAAACACGCATCACAAATGAACGCAACTGGAAAATAAGTGAAACTTAGAATCTATAATAATACACTAGACCCTAACATCTGGAATAACGATAAGACGATTAAACCAGAAGTTAGAGAAAATCTTTTAAAAGTAGCCGAAGATTTTTATAATTCTACGGATTTAGAAGGTGAAATACAGGATATTTTGTTTATTGGGTCTTCCGCCAATTACAACTGGACTCCAACTAGTGATATCGACTTACATATAGTAATCGATATTGCTGGAGAAAAAATCAACGAAGAATATGCCAGAAAGTTTATGGATTCTCTAGGATTTAAATGGAATACAGAACATGATATAGAAATGAAGAAACATCCTGTTGAAGTGTATCTTCAAGACGTAAGAGAACCAAATAGCAATGCTTCATTGTCAAGAGAAGGAGCTGCTATATATTCTTTGTTTGAAGGTAAGTGGGTACAAGAACCAACTCATGAAAAATTGGATTTGGATGCCAATAAAATTAGAGAAAAATTCAAGACTATTCAAGAAAAGGTAAAGAGACTGGTTGAAACCAATGATATAGATAAATTGAAAGAGTTGATGAAAGCCATAAGAAATTATAGAGATACAGGACTTTCAAGTGGTGGAGAATTTTGTACCGAAAATCTTGTGTTTAAAGCGTTGAGAAAAAGTGGTGTATTAAAACAAATCAAAGATACTATAAATACAGTGTATGATAAACAAGTAAGTTTGCCAGAAAATGGTAATATACAACCAAAGACCGATACAACTAAATTAAATGAAGATGTAAACAATTATCTTGTAGTCGGATGGATAAATAACAATTTAGAGATTGTGGCAGAAAAAGATTCGGTAGGAAATGGAAATATAACTCATCCACATCTAATGACAAAATATCCAGATTTTATGTATCTGGATGATAATACTCTTCAATGGAGATATAAATCAAAAACAAATACAATTCATTGGAATGAAGAACCGTCCGAAAGACAAGCATTTTCAGTAAGTGAATATTTAAAAGAGAAATTTGGAATATCCGACCCTAGAAACATAAGAACTTCGGATTTATCGGCTCATAAAATTGATGAAATGTTGGATAAAAAATCAAATTTATTTTTAGGATTTGTAAATAGAGAAACTTTTAAAACTATTGGTAGAAGTGTAGAAGATAATGAAGTCACTCATGCTAATTGGCAACAAACATTACCAAGAGAATATCAATGGCATTTCGGCACAGAGTCATTATTATGGAGATATAAGAGAACAACCAACACTGTATATTGGTGGAGTATGTTTCCTGACCCAAATGAAGATGAAAAAGAAAGTGTCGAATATTGGTTAGAGAAGAATGTTAATATAAAATATCCAGAACATAAAAAAATGGAATTTTATACTAATGGAAGTGAAACTACGGAAATGGATGATAATCGATTGACTGCGCATAGTATAGATGAATCGGTAGAATCTATTATGACTGACATGGAATCCAAAGGGTTTTCATTATTTTGTTCTTAATATCCATTTTGAATGACCACAGTCCCAGATTCTATCAAATCCGTTAATTTTCATATTTTCCCATTCTGATATATTTTCGTCGAATATAGGTAATATTTTTTTAAGTTTATGTTTTTGAAATGACATTCTATTTTTAACATTTTTAAATTTGTCTGTTATATAATAATAATTTGGGGTAGTTATATTTGAGAATGTAAATCCTAATTTAGTATATACATTTCCATTAAAATATCGTCTATCACTATATGATACTACAGATGTTGGTGATATAGTTTTCATAAAATGACTAAACAATTTATTTGCTCCACCAACAACTCCAAAATTTATAAGGTTACAAAATCTTGAAATTTCATATTCATAGTTTTTATCAAATCTTGATTTTTTAAATGTCATAATAGATACTAACATATTATCTTTATATAATCCATATCGAATCGCACTTTTATCATCACCTTGAATATGATTGTTTTGTAAGAATATTGAAGCATCTTGATATGACACTTCACGTAGTTCACATTCTCTTGCATATACTCTATCACAAATACTTCCCGTAGAGTATCGTAATATTGATTTTACGATTTCTTTTTTAAACTTCCACTCGTTTTCAAAAATATGAATTAATTGAATTTCTTTAAAAATACAAGATTTTGTTTTGTTTAAATGATATACTTTATTTTTTTGTCCCATATATTCTGAATGCCATATTAATCCATTATATTCTATGGCCAATTTTTTAGATGGGATGTATATGTCCAATTCTTTTGGGTATATTACAGTTCGGTCATTCATTAATACAATTTCATCATTACCCAATAATTCTTTTATGAAGTCATATATTTCTTTTTGCGCAAAAGACGACTGAAGTTTGTCGCAGTTTACACAAATAGGGAAAAATCCATCTCCTATTTTATGTAATTCAGTGTTGTTACATCGTTTACATTTAAATGGGTATTTTTGTATTCCGTGTGTAACTCCCTGATATTCTGCCAATGTAAATTGCGGTTCAAAATTTTTAAAATCTTCATCATTCTCAAATTTGTTGAACATATTTTTATAATGGGAATTTCTATACTGTTCAGATTTTGATGGGTGGTCAACTCCATACTTTTCTAAACAAGTATCTTTTGACAATTCTTTATATTCTTCCGTTTTTACAAAATTATCTACCCCGTACTTTTCTAAACAAGTGAGTTTTACTTTTTCTATGTTGTTATAGTTTGCGTTGCCATATTTTTTTAATTTAGATTCTTTTGTTTTTTCAACTAAATATTCTTTAAAATAGTTATCTCCGTGGTTTTTAAATAATGATTTTTTAAAGTTATCTACTGTCTGTTTTGTTTGCATCGGATGCAAGCCATTATATTTTTCATTATATGTCTTTTGTTTACTTTTTTCCATTTTTTCCAATACCGAAGGATTGTGTTGTGCGCATGTTTTAGAGCAAAATATTTGTTTATTTTTCCTATAAGAAATGGTAAATGTCTTATTGCATGTTGGACATATCTTATCTATTGTTAGTGGATTTTTTCTTGGTCTTGCCATATTAAGTTCTATTGGTTCATAGTCATACATTATATATGTTAAAAAATGTGTAAAGATATTTTATTTTCTTTTTATTTATTATATTGTATGACAACATTAACAATTTATAACAAAGGTATTATATGGCAGACTTATTAAATTCAAATGAAATCTTCTATACATCGTATGAACCGAAGGTTCAAAATCGTTTCATTTTGTATATTGATGGCATTCCTTCTTTCTTGTTAAAGAAGACCGACAGACCAAAGATTACACAAGAACGTAAAGCTCTTGACCACATCAATCTCCAAAGATATTACAAAGGTAAGTCTATTTGGGAACCTGTGACAATGGAACTTTATGACGCAATCGTCCCATCCGGCGCACAAGCCGTAATGGAATGGATTCGTCTGTCACATGAATCAGTAACCGGACGTGATGGTTATATGGATTTCTATAAAAAGAACATTACTTTGAACACTCTAGGCCCTGTTGGTGATAAGGCCGAAGAATGGACGCTTGTTGGCGCCTTCGTGACCAATGGCGACTTCCAATCGGTTGATTGGTCAAATACTGGTGACCCGTTGATGATAAACATCACGGTTAGTTATGACTACGCTATCCTCCAATACTAAAACAACGTAAATTATCCTTTGACAATTCTCCTTACTATTGTAAAATGGTAAGGAGAATTTGTTTATATACGTAAAATACAATCCTTCATTAAATTTTACGTGATATTTATATACATGAAAAAGTTACCATCTGAATTTGGCCTTGGGAACCTTAACGCTAGACGATTTTGGATTGACCCATCTGGAAATTTCTATGGTGTTCCTCATGGGTGGAATCATCCTATGTGGGCAGATAAATATCTTACGCTTAAAGGCATTCATTCTAATTATCCAGAGGGAGAATTATATAAACTTGGATGGGTAAGGGTAATAGACATGTTACAAAAATTATCATACGAGCATAGACACGTCCCGTTAAACTCAAAATGAAAAAGTTTATAAAAGACCTGGCCACAGAATTACACATAGGTGAAATTGAAAGTAGAGATGGTAAATGGGATAAAGTTAATGAAATTATGAAAATATCGACACTAAAACAAATAATCAGAGAGATTATATTGGAAGTATCAGAACGTGATATTAAGATGACGCATCCAAAACCGTATATGCCAGCTCATCGAAACGACCAAAATATACCTGATTTTAGTAAGATGACGTTAGATAATATTAAATCAATCAGAGAAAAGGCTAAAAGAGCAATAGAGTATTATAGAAATATAAGAGACGAGCAATCTGAAGAAAATTTGAAGAGAGAATTTAGGTTATACCGATTGTGTGATGAAGAATTGAAAAGAAGACTTCATTACATAAATAAACCAATTAATGAAAACCAATCCGAAACACCCTCCGATGTTAAATCTGAACATTTTGTTGTTAAATTTGGTACTCCTGAAATAACAAAAGGGTCTGGTAAAATTTTGTTTGGTGATGTTTGGTTTGCAAATGCTGTATATTTTGGTGCAGATTGGTCGCCCATTAAAAAGGCCGGATGGTTGATAAATAGACATACAGGTGCGGTTGAGATGGGATTGCCATCTGTAAACATACAATTTGACACGGTTAAAAATTTATTGGGATATTTAGAAAAGTGGTTAAAAACTAAAAGTATAAAAGAAGAACGTCATAATCAAGTAAGTAATCAAAGTCAATGTACCGGAATAAGTCATGGTGTATCAGATGATACACACGATATTCAACGAGTTCGTGACCCTCTAAACGACCCAAGGTTAAATAATAAATTGGATGAAGAACAATATCAGTTTGATGATTTTGGTGAGTTGGCAAAAGGAACTGGATTTGGAGTTCCATCAACCGTATACTATGGAACCATTGCATTAGGTGTTATAGTATCGGATAAAGATGGATATATGATATCCACAGTTAAAGGCCCGGTCGGTGATATAACATACAAACCATCTCCAAACAATAAGTTTAAAACCAAAAATTTAGCTGCTGAAGTTCTTCATAGAACATGGAAATCGTTGAGACATGGAGAAGAAACAAAAACATTTTAGTATTTATTAATATATGAAAAAGATTGGTATATATCCAGGAAATTTCCAGCCAGCTGACAGGTCACATTTAGAAGCGTATAAGAAATTGAAATCTTTGGTCGGCAGTGATACTTTCATTGCAACGACTGATAGAGAACCGATTCCAGAGGCGCCTCTAAATTTTGGTGACAAGGAACAGATTTGGGTTAGACATGGTGTACCTGCAAGTCATATCATTAAAGTTCAGACATTGCCTACCGATGATGCTGGTAAAGGCCAGGAATGGCGTCCCCAAGAAATTTTACATAAATTTTCCGCTAACAGAACGGTCGTGGTAATAGCTTTAAATGAAAAAGAAGCATCATTATTTTCAGTAAAAAAGAAAAAAACAGATGGTACGTCTGGTATGTCAACGAAAGTTAGACGTGAACTAAACGAGTTGTATGAAGAATTGTCTACGCCAGACGTGGTAAAACAACAATCAGATAATGAAGACCCGGAGGATGTTGATTCTGCGTTTGAAAAAAAGAATAAACAGCATCAAGAACAAAGCATAGAGGTTTGGTTAAATTCTAAGAATGAACCATCATATCTTCAACCGTATAAAGGCAATGAAAAAAGTTTAAAGCCGTTTGAAGAACACGCATATGTTATTATTGTAGATGATTCTAAAATTCAAGGACATGCAATTTCAACTACTAATATAAGAAACACGTTGGGGTCTGATAGATACAACGATGAACAAAAAAAGAAATTTTTTAGATGGGTGTTTGGTTGGTTCGATGTTGGGTTGTATCAACTATTGGTTTATAAGTTTAGAAATGCACATCAAGTTGTTTATGCTGATGATGAACCATCAAATCAATCCTCAACTAACGTCATGACCAAGACGACAGAACCTCGTCCGGCTGTAACTACTCCAAATCCTCAAGCTGATTCTAGTATATATAACAAGAATAGAAAGTTACAAGAAATTGTTTATACAATTTTAAAAGAACTTGTTGATGAGGATTATTCGTCTACAACAGATACTACCACAACACCAAATTTAACTAATGGTATGTCTGATACATTAGGAGCAGAAACAAAATCAGCCGCCCAACAAGCTAAAGATAGAAACGACCAGAGAATAGCATTGGTAAAACAGAAAAAAGAATTGGAAGCAAATGACAAGCAAGATAAACAACAGAGAGATAATTATGCTACCACTGTTAAAAATTACGATAGATTCAAGAAAAAGAATAACAGAGATGCTATTGATTCTGTGAACAAACAGTTATCTTCACCGACACCTCCAACATCAACAATTGCATAATGTTATTAATTATATTGCTCGTAGCTATAATCGAACCGGTGTTAATAGTCGGCTGTGTATATCTTATTTTATATAAACTTAAAACTCTTCCTAAAAAGACAATTAAGATAAAAGCACCAGTTAAACCGATTACTGTCGTAAGTTCAATAATAGATAATAAAAAAATAGTAACGTTACCTTACGATAGTATATACACTACGAATACTATGCGTGAAACTCCTGTAAAGTATGCTGGTGGAGATTTAGTTCCGTATGGGTTATCAGATAGTGATAAAGCATTATTAGAAGCCTTTTATAGTAAAGATTAAAAAATTTACACGGTTCACTATATATTACCATGAAAGGTAAAATTCGTTATGTCAGATAATAATCAAACAATTCCAATTCGTCGTCAGACCAATATTCCAGATTTTGTTGCAAAACAACCATCTGACGTTCCACAAAAAAAAGAAATGAAATATCCAAGTGAAGTGATTCCGTTGCCAACCAAAGGTTGGTTTTATCCAGATGGACATCCTCTTTCGTCAGGTGAAGTTGAAATCAAACAGATGACTGCTAGAGAAGAAGATTTGTTGGCTAATCAAGAACTTATTAAGAAAGGAAAAGTTTTGGATAAACTAATGGAGTCAGTAATCATTGACAAATCCATAAGAATTGAAGATATTTTAATTCCTGATAAAAACGCAATATTTATTGCTATTAGACGATTGGCATATGGAGATGATTATAACGTATCTATCACATGTCCACAATGTTCTGCGGTGAATAAGACTAAAATAAATTTGTCTGAACTATCATATAAGCAATTTAATTTTGATGAACACACCAAAGGACAGAACAATTTTACGTATAAACTACCAAATTCAGGAGTATCAATAACGTATAAAATTTTAAATCAAGTAGATGAGCAATCAATTGAATCGGAATTGACACAATTAAAGAAATTTTCAAAAGAAAACACGGCTGAAATAACAACACGGCTGAAATATCTAATTACATCTGTTGATGGAAGTCCTGATAGAGCTGGTATTAGACGATTTATAGAAGAGAGACTTACCGCGAGAGATAGTTTGGCTCTCCGTAAACATATGAAGGATAATAATCCTGATGTAGATATGACTTTCAATTTTACATGTTCTGAATGTAGCCTTGAGAGGAGGTTAGATATGCCCATAGGGGCATCCTTTCTATGGCCTGACCTTGATGCCTGAAGATAAGGTTAGAATTCATCAAGAGATATTTACTATCATATACAATAGTAATGGTGGTTTTACTCATGATGAAGTGTATTCTATGCCTGTTTTTTTGAGATATTTTTATTTACGAATGCTGATTGAACAGCGAAATAAAGAAAATGAAGCAGCGAAGGGTAAAGACTCGGATATGACACAAAAATCAAAACCTGTGGCCAGACCTAACATTCCAAGAGGTTAATTAGTAGTATCATTCAACCATTTACGCAACGTGTTAAAAGTTGCGTAAATTGCTGCATAGATGGTGACAAAGAAAATAACTTTTTTTATTCTAAACTTCAATCCTTCTTTTGAGAAGTTATATTTCCATTCATCAAACATTGCCGAGTGTGCGGATATGATTGATACGAATATAAACGATGATACAAGGCCTATAAACAGAAGTACCAAAAACAATGATGTTATGTATTCCATGTTTGGAGAGTATCATATTAAAATAACTTGTCAAGTTTAAAATACCGCTCAAAACCTTTGATTTTTACTATTTATAATTGTGGAATACAAATAAACTCATATGGCAGACCCAACTATAAATCCTGACTCGTTGAAATTACAACAAGAAGCATTAACGAATATAAGAAATATTCGTAATGAGTTGGAGACTATTGCCAATAGAACCAAGGCAAGTATTTCTTTGGCTAGAACATTTAACAGTGTTGAGATTGACATTTTAAAAACTCTTAAAGGACAATCATCGGCTGGCGATACATTAATTAATGCAGAGGTGAAAATGTTGGAGTCCAAAAACAAAGTATTGAAACTCGAAAAAAGTTCATTAGCAATAAAACAACAAGCGGCCGAACAATACTTAAAAGATTTAAAGTCATTTAATGCGTTAAAAGAAACACAAGATAAATTTAACAAAGGAGTTAAAGAACTGGACAAACAGTTTGGTGGACTTTATTTAAAGTTTAAAGAATTAAAAACTTTGTGGAAAACTCAACCTGAATTGGCAATAGCTAAAGCATTAGCATATACTTTTGAAAAAATGTGGTTAGTGTTTCAAGAGTTAGATTCTTCTGCTGCAGAGTTTAGAAAATCTATAGGATTAACAAGAAAAGATTCCGTTGATTTAGAGACTATGTCTCGCAATGTGGCAATTTCATATATGCGTCTTGGAGTTACTGCAAAAGACGTATACGACTCCGTTCGTTCATTAGCCGATACTATCGGGTCTGTTAGAGTGGCTACTGATGGGATGGTTAAAAATATGTCGTTATTGGCCGCACAGGTTGGAGTTTCTACTAAAGTTTCCGCACAATTTTTAAAAACCATGTCTATGGTTAGTAGAACAACTATGGATGCCCAAAAAGATATGTTGTTGTTCACGCAACACATGTCAGCCGCAGTTGGAGTTCCATTGGATTCTGTCATGAATGATGTAGCAGAAGCATCAGAATCTAGTTATCAATTTTTGTCACGCAGTTCCATACAACTTGCTAAAGCCGCAGTGGAAGCGAAATTAATGGGTACAAGCATAGTATCGGCAACAAAATCATCAGCAACATTATTAAGTTTCACCGAGAGCGTAAAGAGTGAAATGGAAGCCAGCGTATTGTTAGGCAAATCTTTAAATTTACAAAAAGCTCGTGAGTTGTCATATAATAGAGACATAGCAGGATTAAATAAAGAAATTTTAAGGCTGGCTCAAGAGTCTAATTTTGAACAGTTAGACCCATTTCAACAGGACGCAGTTGCTAAAGCATTGGGTAAATCTTCAGGTGAAATAGCTACAATGTTGCAGGCAGATAGGGAACGGGTAAACATAATGC